GAATGCCAAGGGACGAGCTTCGTACAACGCAGCAAACCCAGGGAAACCTGGGTTAAAAGCTCCCCAACCAGAAGGTGGTTCACGCAAGAAGTCATTTTGTGCACGGATGTCAGGCATGAAAAAAAAGCTAACCAGCGCTAAAACCGCTAATGACCCAGATTCACGCATTAACAAGTCATTACGTGCTTGGAACTGCAAAGAAGGCGGGGCCGTTCGTGGCGGTGGTTGCGAGGTTAAAGGTAAGACTAAAGGCAGAATAATATGAAAGAGCATTTAACTGAAAGCACTAAACACGTTGTAGACGGGCTATCTTTAGTTACAGTGGTAGGCACGCTAACAGACTTATTGCCTGCGGTAGCGGCTTTATTTACGATTGTTTGGACAGTAATTCGTATCTATGAAACCAAAACAGTTCAAGGATGGATTAATCATGCCAAGCGTAAGTAAGAAACAACATAATTTCATGGCAGCCGTGGCTAAAAACCCTAGCTTTGCTAAGAAAGTAGGAGTCCCTGCTAAAGTCGGGCAGGAGTTTTTAACCGCCGATAAAGGCAAAAAATTTAGAGAGGGCGGTATGGCGCTTAAACCAGTAGACTCAGAAGACAATCCAGGATTATCTAAATTACCAACCGAAGTACGTAACAAAATGGGATACGCAAAGAAAGGCGGACTTATGAAACATTCAGATATTAAACAAGATATGCCAATGATGGAAAAGGTTGCTAAAAAAGCTGTTAAGGGTCACGAAATGCGCATGCACAAAATGGCTGCTGGCGGTTCGGTGTTCCGTAAAACTGCTGACGGTTGCGCTACTAAAGGCAAGACCAAAGGCACGCAAATTAAAATGGCTGGTGGCGGGAGCTGCTAATGATGGCTTCTCGAGGTATGGGTGCTATTAAGCCTTCTAAAATGCCTGGCGGTAAGAAAAAAGCCCGCAGAGACGACACTGACTTCACGCAGTATAAAGAAGGCGGTAAAGTAAATGCGGCTGGTAACTACACCAAACCTAGTTTGCGTAAACGGATTGTTTCGCAGGTAAAAGCTGCTGCAACGCACGGTACTGGCGCAGGTCAATGGTCAGCTCGTAAAGCGCAGTTAGTAGCTAAAAAGTATAAGGCGGCAGGTGGAGGATATAAGTGAGCGCTCTTGCTAAACCACAACGCAGTTTAAAAGCTTGGGGTGAGCAAAAGTGGACAACCAAGTCGGGAAAGAAATCGTCCGAGACAGGTGAGAGATATTTACCAAAAAAAGCAATTGAAGCGTTAAGCCCACAGGAGTATGCGGCAACGACAAAAGCTAAACGCGCAGGAAAAGCAAAAGGAAAGCAGTTTGTTTCACAACCTAAAAGTATTAAAAACAAAGTAAAACCATTTAGAAAGATATAAAAATGATTACGTTTAAACTTGAAAACAAAGCAGCAGAAGCTATGATTGCGGTACTTAATGCTAGCAACCCAAATGCTTCTTTTGTTGAGGAACTAAAATGCCAGTACGATAAACAAACGGCTGTAGCTGTTGAAGAACCTCCAGTTGTTGTAGAAATTGCAGAACCAGCGGTGGAAGAGGTAGAAGCAGAAACCAAGCCAACCAAGAGCAAAAGTAAATAATGTCTGATACAAAAGGCTTTATACAATTGCAGGTAGAAGCGTCTGAGCGTTTATATCAGATGATGCTTGATGACCATAAAGAACGGGTTAGAGATATGTCGATGTGGGCAGAAACTAGCGTAAGTCTTATGAAAAAGTTAGATGAGCGGGACGAGGAAATAAATAAGTTAAGAGCAGAACTAGTAGCATTAAAAGCGGCAGCGGCATTATGAATTTTGCTATTCACCTGTATTTAATTAAAGGTGTAATGCTTGGTTTTGAGATAGTAGAAGAAGCAGATGCAAGTAATTGGTTAGTTATAGACTTATTAATATGTCGAATAATGTTTGAGTTTGGGGGAAGTGGCGAATGAATTTTATCGTTTCGTGGGTACTAGAATTGTTTAAAAAACCTGAGTTTACGGTTACGGTTGAGCCTACCCCAAAAGCAAAGCCCGCTGTTAAAAAAGCTGCGACCAAACGTACACCCGCGGCTAAAAAAGCAGTTAAAAAACCCGTTAAAAAGGTTAAATAATGGCGTATACCACAGGCACAACCGGATTTAATCTTGACTTAAACGACCTGATTGAAGAGGCGTTTGAGCGGTGTGGGCAAGAACTTCGTTCGGGTTATGACTTTAGAACTGCACGTCGCAGTTTAAATTTGCTTACTATTGAGTGGGCAAATCGTGGCATTAATCTTTGGACTATAGAGCAAGGCATAATTGATTTAGTTCAAGGGCAAAACACATATTCCCTACCTACAGACACTATTGATCTTTTAGAGCACCAGATTAGAACAAATGCTAACAGCCAAGCTAATCAAACCGACATTACGATTACACGAATCAGTATTTCAACATACGCCACAATCCCAAACAAACTAGCTCAAGGGCGCCCAATTCAGGTATGGTTTCAGCGTTTAACCGGGCAATCTAATAACAGCACTTACACAGTAGCTTCAAGCGTAAGCCTTACAGCCACTACAATTACCCTTAGCAACACCGATAACCTAGCAGCCGCCGGGTTTATTCAAATCGATAATGAAATTATCTATTATCAGTATATTGACGGAAACACCCTATACAACTGTGCCCGCGCACAACAAGACACCACCGCAGCAACGCATGCTGCTGGCGCAGCTGTATATGTAGTTAACTTACCCGCAGTAACTGTTTGGCCCACACCAGAGCAAGGTTCAGTTGGATCCCCATACTATCAATTTGTGTATTGGAGATTGCGCCGTATACAAGACGCCGGCAACGGTGTAAACGTTCAGGATATACCATTCCGTTTTATTAACTGCATGGTTGCTGGTTTAGCATACTATTTATCTATAAAACTGCCCGGCGTAGACCCTAACCGCGTAGCTGCCCTAAAAGCAGAATATGAGCAACAGTTTGATTTAGCCGCAGCAGAAGACAGAGAAACCGCCCCAGTAAGATGGGTGCCCCGTGTGGCGCATATATAGGTAGTCAATAATGCCTAATCAATTTTCTTCTGGCAAATTTGCAATTGCGGAGTGCGATAGGTGCTATTTTAGGTATAAACTTGGTGATTTAAAAACGCAAATTTTAAAGACCAAACCTTATAAGATTAAAGTTTGTGATACCTGTTGGGATCCAGACCATCCTCAGTTACAATTAGGTATGTACCCTGTTAACGATCCGCAGGCAGTACGGGAACCTCGTAGAGATAATAGTTATATTCAATCAGGATTTAGTGGACTACAGTTAGACGTAAATAACAACAGTTCAGTAGATTCCAACGGGGTACCAGAGGGTGGTAGTAGGGTGTTTCAGTGGGGTTGGGCACCTGTTGGCGGGGCTAGTAGTTTTGACACGCTTTTAACCCCAAACTATTTGGTGGCATTAGGGCAAGTAGGTACAGTAACAATAACAGTAACTTAGGAGTAAAAAATGGGATATAAAAAAGGCGCAGATGGCGTAGCAAGTAAAGGTAAAACCGCTGTTAAGGTTTTTCCTAATGATGGACCTAAAAAGATTGACAATGGTCCAAAGGCAAACAAAAGCAACCTTGACCAAAACATGAAGTCTATGGGTCGTAATATGGCTCGTGTGGCTAATCAAAGGGGTCGATAATGGCTAAGTATTCTAAAAAGGTAATGGGCAAAGAAGTTGGCGATGCCGATGTCTATGCTGCACCGCACACCATGAAAGGTAAGACGATGAATACTAAAGACGCTATGATGGCTGTTAGCCGTCCGCCAGATCCAAACACCTTGGGGGCTAAACAAATAAATCCAGGTGTGCAGTCTGCTGCTCGTGTTAGCATGGGTGATCCAGCTCGTGATGATGTTAAAACAACGGGCATTAAAATGCGTGGTACAGGCGCAGCTACTAAAGGCACAATGTGCCGTGGACCGATGGCTTAAGGGTAAACCCTAATGAATTACACTCAGCTTGTTGCGGCTATTGAAGCCTACGCAGAAAACTACGATACCTCCACTGGGGGGTTCGTAGACAATATCCCTGTTTTTGTAAAAAATGCAGAACAGCGTATATACAACAGTGTACAGCTACCTTCTTTGCGTAAAAACGTAACGGGAACATTAACTGCAAACAACAAGTATTTATCTGCTCCACTTGATTACCTTGCTACATATTCAATAGCGGTAATTCAAAATTACGGCACTGCTACGGAAGAGTACACGTATCTTTTAAATAAAGACGTTAACTTTATACGTGAGTCTTACCCAACTCCGGCTGACACTGGTTTGCCAAAGTACTATGCTTTGTTTGGCCCACAGTACACTCTTACTAACGAGTTAAGTTTTATTGTTGGGCCGACTCCAAATAGCGGGTATACAGTAGAACTACATTATTTTTATTATCCAGAGTCTATTACTACCGCTGCTAGCGGGCAAACCTGGCTTGGTGATAACTTTGATTCTGTGCTTTTATACGGCTCTTTATTAGAAGCCGCTACCTTTATGAAGTCTGACGCCGATATTATTGCGGTGTATAAAACCAGATACGACGAAGCCCTAGGATTGCTTAAACGCCTTGGTGATGGTCTTGAGCGTGGTGATGCTTACCGTGATGGTCAGACTAAACTTAATACCAACCTTAAAGGGAACGTTGTTACATGACAATCCAACAAGGTCAATGTACCGTCTTTAAAAAGAATTGCCTAAGCGGGTTGGAAAACTTTGCTTCTGGGACTTCCTATGTTTATAAAATTGCTTTATATACGGCTTCTGCGGACTTATCTTACGAAACGACTGCATACACGACTTCTAATGAAGTCAGCGGTACGGGGTATACGGCGGGTGGTAATACGCTAACTCCTATAGTTCCAGCAAGTTCAGGGCAGACTGCCTACGTGTCTTTTAACAACGTGACTTGGACGGGGGCTAGTTTTACTGCTAGAGGAGCTTTGATTTATAATAGCACTACAAATGCGGCAGTTGCGGTACTGGATTTTGGAAGCGATAAAACAGCTACAAGTACTTTTACAATTACTTTCCCAACGGCTGGTGCTACAACAGCCATTATTCGATTTAGCTAGGAATAATTATGAGCAATATTGAAAAAACAAATTTTGGCGATGTATCTAGCGCATCTTTAGGTAAACACTCTGATACTAATGAAACCGTAGGTATCCAAGGTACATACCATGCCGTATGCCGTGATGCTCAGGGCAACATTAAATGGGAAGATGATGCCCCAAATCTAGTAACTGCTGTAGGTAAACAAGCGTTATTCGACTTTTACTTTGGCGCTACTGGTACAAGCGGTGGTACAGCTTCAGGCGCTAACTATATGGGTCTTTGCGGTGGTACAGCTACTTATGCCGCAGCTGATACTATGGCTTCTAAGGCTTGGACTGAAGTTGGCGGCACTAACGCCCCAGCATACTCAGGAAACCGCCAATCCCCATCATGGACAGCAGCTACCTCTACTGGGTTAACACCATCTAACGTAACCTCAAAAGCAGCAGCAGCCTTAGTATTTACCTTTACTGGTAGCGGGACTGTTAACGGCTGCTTTATTAACGGTGGCGCATCTGGTACTTCTACTAAAGATACAACTACGGGTGTTTTGTATTCTGCTGGTAATTTTACTGGTGGTAGTAAAACAGTGGCTGCAACAGATACTCTAAGCGTTACTTATACAACAACTGCTACCTCGTAAGGAGAGCTAGATGCCTCTTGTTTTAGCAGATAGAGTACAACAAACAGGTACGGCTAATACCACAGTTAGCTTTACTTTAAGCGGATCTGTGACTGGATTTCAGTCATTTACTGCTGGTGTTGGCGACACCAATACAACCTACTACAGTGCATTTGACCCGTCAGGGAATTGGGAAACAGGGCTAGGAACATACTCAACCACAGGTCCAACCCTTACTAGAACGACTATTTATGCGTCATCTAACTCTGGTTCAGCGGTTACTTTTTCTGGAACTGTTAGCGTATTTGTTACTTATCCAGCAGGGCGGTCTGTTAATCAAGACACTTTAAATACTGCCTATGCCCCTCAAATTGGGGCTTCTAATGGGTTACTTATTAACAACCGAACTATAGGTACTAGCTACTCTATACCAGCGGGATATTCGGCTACGTCATCTGGACCAATAACTCTTTCTGGTGGTGTTGCTGTAACTGTACCTTCTGGTAGCCGTTGGGTGGTGCTTTAATGTTTGGATATGCTGCATTCGCACAATCGCCTTTTGCAGCATTAGGTAATTCCGCCTATGCCGACTCAGTTATAGAGGCTATGATTTTAGCTGATTCAAATATAGGTGTTCGGGGGGCTGTTACAGATATAACAGAAGCAATAATTGCATTTATAGACTCTGAGCGTAGCGCAACGGTTAATTTTCAGGGGGTTGCTTTGGAAGCTATTACTGTAGCTGATTCTTCTACTAGGATTTATGGAACTTTGGCAGAAATTACTGAAAACGTTACTTTTGCAGACTCAGAAAATGCTATTAAAGGGATGTTTGATACGGTTGTAGAACCAATCACCATGTTAGACTTTACTAGTTACATTGGTTGGTTTATAATCAACGACAACCAGACAATCACTTGGAGTGCGGCTGATAATAGCCAAACAGTTACGTGGCAAAATATTGGTAATGACCAAACCCCGAATTGGGTAGTAATAAATAATACTCAGGCATAGGACAGATAATGGCATCAACCTACTCAGCACTAAAAGTAGAACTAATAGGTACAGGTGAACAGTCTGGAACCTGGGGCGCTACTACCAATAATAACCTAGAGTTTGCTCTTTCTGAAGCTATTACAGGTTCTGCTAACGTAGATTTTGCCACCGCTGCTGATGTCACTGTAACGCTTACTAATACAAACACAGCTCAAACTGCTCGTAATTTACGTTTAAACATAACAGAATCAAGCACAGGCGTTGGTTATGTAGGCAACTTAATCCTTGGTTCTGGCTGTCAAATAGAGAAGTTATATCTAATAAACAATGCTACCACTGGTGCTAAGACTATTAGAAATACTACTGGTACAGGCATTACGGTTCCAGCTGGTACTTCAATGTTTGTGTTTAATAATGGTACAAACGTAGTAGATGTGGTTAGCGCTTTAAATGCGTTAACAGTTGGCAGTACTTTAAGCGTGACTGGCGCAGCTTCTTTTGCAGCGGATACTTCTTTTAACTCTACTGGCGCAATTAAAGTACCAGTAGGCACAACCGCCCAACAGCCAACAGGCGCTGTAGGTAAAATTCGCTATAACACTACGCTATCTAGGTATGAAGGTTTTAACACTGGGTATCCTGGTTCAACAGTTAGCACTATTACTTTTTCAACTACAACTGCAACAGCCACAACATTATCTAATCACGGATTAACTTCTGGTCAAATTATCGTAATGTCGGGTTGTACCCCAGCTGCCTACAATGGCACTTTTGCAGTAAACGTCGTAAATTCAACAACATTTGAGTACACAATGCTTTCAACCCCAGCAACTAATGCTACGGTTGTGGGTTCATACACATATGGTACTTATGCAGTTATCGGCGGTGGCGGTGCAACAGGTGGAGGCTTGGACCAAGTTTTTGTACAAAATCAAACTACGGTTACTACGTCGTATACACTTACTACGGGATATAACGCTGAGTCTGTTGGGCCTATTACCTTTAACCCAGGTGTAGCAGTTATAGTACCAGCGGGTCAACGCTGGGTAATTCTCTAAGGAAAAAACATGTCTATTGTCTTAATGGGATCGACTAGTGGCAGCATAACGCTTGCAGAGCCAGCCGTTGCTGGAACTACTGTATTAGACTTACCAGCCACAAGCGGAAATGTTGTTGTAGATTCAGCTACTCAAACGCTTACAAATAAAACTTTAACAAGCCCAACATTTACAGGAACAGCCACTATACCGACTGCAACTGTTACTACATTAAACGCACCTAGTGGAGTTCTTGCAACACAGAACGGCATGACAGGTATTGCTAAAGCATGGGTAAGTTTTGCTGGTGCAACTGGAACGATAAACGGAACTTCTTTTAATGTATCTTCTGTAACAAGAAGTTCAACTGGAAACTACATTATTAACTTTACTACTGCTTTGCCAAACGCAAATTATTCATTTGCTTTATCGGCTTTTAATGGAGATTCGGGTAACGTGTATTACCACGCTGGATATGTTTCCCCACCTAGCACAACACAATTTAAAACTTACGTTTATAACTTCGGTGGGTCACCAAGTGATGTTGCATACACATCGGCTGTTTTCTTCAGTTCATAAGGATAAATCATGTCACAAGTAATTATTTACACAAACGACAATGGCGGTGTATCTGTCTGCGTTCCTACTGGCGAATTGCCTATTGAACAAGTATTAGCAAAAGATTGCCCTGAAGGTGCAATGATTGTTGATGAATCTGCGTTACCACAGGGTGATGATGCAAATTATTTTAATGCTTGGGTATTAAACAATGGTGTTGTTACAGTAGATGCAACTAAAAAAGCTGAAATTATTGCTAAACAGCAAGCAGAAATAACCGCCAAAGAATCAGCATTATCTAAACTAACTGCACTTGGCTTGACTGCCGATGAAGTTAAAGCACTATTAGGAGTAGCATAATGGCTGTCACACTTAACGCATCAACAGCAAGCGGGCTAATCGCTACGTCTGATACGAGTGGCAACATTGAACTGCAAGCCAACGGCACAACTAAGGCTACGGTTAGCTCTGCTGGCGTGAGCTTTGCAGCACAGCCTTTAATTGGTGGTGTAGCACCCCCAGCGTTTAGTGCTTATTCAGGAACAACTCAAACTGGTGTAGCAAGCGGAACATTTACAAAAGTTTTGTTTGACACAGAAGAATTTGATACGGCTAATTGTTTTTCATCTAGTAGATTTACTCCAAATGTTGCAGGATATTATCAAGTAACAGGAAGGACTGATTGGTCAATTACATCAGGAGCTTGTTTTGTTCAAGTTTATAAAAATGGAACAAATTACAAAAGTGGGTCTTTAAATGATGCAACACCAAATGGTGTAGCGCCAACAGTAACTTGTTTAGTTTACTTAAATGGTTCTTCTGATTATGTTGAATTATATACATACCAAAACAACGGAACTAACTCTATTTTTGGTAGCTCTGCTGGAACATATTTTCAAGCATCAATGGTAAGGGGAGCATAAAATGACATTATTTGAAAAAATTAAAACAATTTACCCTGAATTAACAGACAGCGATTTTTTTACTGTAATCACACTACAAAACGATTCAGACGGCAAAGGCGATTACATTGCTAAGTGGGAACACCCAACCTTGCCACGCCCAACAAATGAGGAGTTAGCATAATGCCAGTAACAATCAACGGTGATACGGGGGTAACGTCCCCAAACTTCTTTTCAACTGGTACGTTATATGAGAACGCTCAGACGATCACGACTAGCTATACGATCTCAACTAACTACAACGCATTGTCTGCTGGTCCAATCACGATAGCAACGGGCGCAACAGTAACTATACCAACAGGCTCTAACTGGGCGATTGTTTAAAGGATAAATCATGGCAGGCAGATTAGTAGTCTCAACACTAAACAACGACACAGGCGTTCTAAACGTACAGAACGGCATGACTGGTATTGCTAAAGCATGGGTAAATTTTGACGGTACTGGAACACCAGCTATTCGTGGCTCATTTAATGTAAGTTCTATTACAGACAATGGTACTGGTGATTACACAGTTAATTTTACTACTGCAATGCCTAATGCAAATTATGCTTTGGCTGGTTCGGCTAGATTTGATGGTGCAGCGGCATCAACAGCAATACGCTATCTTGGCATTGTAAATAATGGGGCATTAGGAACGGATATGTCTACAACATCTGTTCGTGTAAATGTTGGTTATGCTAATGGCAACCTTCAAGACCCTAGTGTTGCTTGTGTAATAGTTCTAAGTTCATAAGGATAAATCATGGCTGGCACACTCGTAATAACAACCCTTTCAGACGGCACTAATAGCACTTCTGCAACGAACTGTATTCAAGGCTCTGCAAAGGCTTGGGCTCAGTTTACGTTAAGCGGAACTACACCAGTAATAAACGGTTCTTTCAATGTTTCGTCTATAACAAGAACAGCCGCTGGAAGATATTATGTAGATTTTACAACTCCAATGGCAAATGCTAATTATTCAGTAGCTGGTTCTGGAAGCGCGGACACATCTTTTGGTGCTTTTACAGTGTTTGTAAATTCAGGAACTGCGTCATATCCTTATTACATAGCACCAACAACCACAAGATTTTATTTTTCCATGCTTATTCCAGGAAGTGGCGTAGCAGATTCTTTTTATACAACATTTGCCATCTTCAGTTCATAATTTTTAAAGGACAAACAAAATGACACACGTAATTATTTTTACTAACGACAACGGCGGAGTTTCCGTCTGCATCCCAACAGGCGAGTTGCCAATTGACACAGTGCTGGAAAAGGACGTACCAAGTGGGCGCAATGCTCGTATCGTACCCGCAGCCGATCTGCCAAACCAAGACAACGACTTCTTCAATGCTTGGGAACTAAACGGTGCAACCATCACGGTTAACTTTGCCAAAGCCGTGGAACTTACCAAGAAGCGCCTACGTGCAGAGCGTACCCCACTTCTAGCTGCACAGGATGTTTTATTCCAACGTGCCTTAGAGTCAAGTGCAGACACCACAGCTATCGTTGCTGAGAAACAAAGACTGCGTGATATTACTAACATCACCGCTACAACTTTAGACGAATTACGGGCTTTGAAAGCAGAGGTGTAATATGTCAGTAACCATTAGCGGTTCAGGGCAAGTACCTGTACAAGTAATTAGCACAACTAAAACTGATACTACTAGTTTTGTTTCAGCCAGCACAAATACTTATGTAGACATTACTGGTATGTCAGTAACAATTACACCAACATCAGCAACCAACAAAATTTTGGTAATGTATACGGTTGGAGTATCTAACAGCGCAAATGCAACAATTCATATTCGTTTATATCGAGGAGCGACCAGCATTGGTCAAGGAAATGCGTCAGGTAATCGACTAGGAGATTCCTTAATTTGGAGACCAAACGGAAGTCAATACGACTTTGATATAGGACCATTGTCTAGTTCATTTCTTGATTCACCAGCTACAACTTCTGCAACAACTTATAAATTAGCGGCTACTTTAGGCTCTACTTATAACGGAACTTTTTATTTAAATAGGTCTTGGAGTGACACTGACTTTGATTATGCTGGTAGAACTGCGTCAACAATTACAGTTATGGAGATTTCGGGATGAATCATAACGCTATATATAAACTATATCCACAAGTCGTTTCTATTGATGACGGCGCAGGTGCGTTTGATAAAGACGGCAACAAGGTTGAAATTGACCAATCTGCTGTTAATGCTAAAGCATTAGAAATACAAGCCGCAGTAGCCGCTAAAGAACAAGCCGAAATAGATGCAAAGGCTTCTGCACTGGCTAAACTAGCCGCATTAGGTTTAACCCAAGACGAAGTTAAAGCATTGGTTGGGTAAATGGCAACTTCAGTCCCTGCCGCTGGCGGAGAGGTATTTTAAATTGAGATATGGTGGACGAACTCGGACTATCGGCTGGAGCCAAAGGTATCAGCGAAGGGATTAAGACTGGCAGGGAAGCTGGTCGTGAGATCGGCAAGAACATTGAAGAGATACAGAAAGAAGCGGTAGATGTTGCAAGGCAGCAAACTCAAGCAAAGATCCGTGAGCGTAGAGAAGCAGAGTTTAGGAAGGAACGGGCAATATTTAAAGCCCTTGATGAGTACCGACACCGTAAGCAAATATCGGAAGAGGAGTACAAGTTAAGGGTGGAGTTTATAAAGAAGTATGGTACTAAAGAGTGGGACAAAGTAATTCAGATTAAGAATGAGATTGAGAAGATAGAAAAAGCAGACAAAGAATACTTTGATGCTGAGTTGTCAAAGGTTAGATGGGTGCAGTTCTGGTGCTTTTTAGTAGCTGCTTGGATTGCTTGGTACATAGTATGGGGACATAAACAATGATTACTTTATTTACAACATTAATATCGTTCCTCTCAGGGGGGTTGCCTAATCTATTAGGGTTTTTCCAAGATAAGTCCGACAAGAAACATGAACTGGAGATGGCTCGTTTGCAGACCGAACGGGAACTACAGATGATGGAGCGTGGCTTTGCAGCTCAAGCCCATGTAGAAGAGATTAAGACCCAGCAGATTGAGATGCAGACCCAAGCCCAAGAAAGAGCGTCTTTATATGCTCACGACATTGAAATTGGCAAGGGTGCTTCCCAGTGGGTTACTAACTCTAGAGCGATGGTTAGACCAGCTATTACCTATGGTATGTTCATCATGTTTATGTTTGTAGAACTGTTTGGGTTTTGGTTTGCGTTTCATCGGGAAGTGCCATTTGACGTAGCGTTAAACCTCCTATGGGATGATGAGACCCAGATTATCTGGGCAAGTATTGTTTCTTTCTGGTTCGGAACACAGGCATTTAAGAAGTGATGTGTATAAAAAACTTAAAAAATTATGCACGTTAGTTAAAAATGTATAGAGATGAACGATTTTATAAATCTATTCAATGCGTATCCTTTTGGCGTTTGCCTTGGGTTAGCTGCTTTTGTTAACTACACTTTTTTATTAATTGTACATGCGTGTGAGTGATAAAGCCATTAAGATGATTAAGCACCACGAAGGCGTTCGTCAGCGTCCATACCGCTGCCCAGCTAAATTGTGGACGATCGGTGTCGGGCATGTACTATACCCACGGCAGGGCGCTTTAAAGATAGACGAGCGAGATGCTTATGCACTGGAAGAACGAGATAATCGTACCTTTTCGATGGAGGAAGTAGATGGAATTCTTAGAGACGATCTTAATCGTTTTGAGCGGGGTGTTGAACGCTTCTGTCCCGTTAAGCTCACTCAAGGTCAATTCGATGCTCTTGTATCTTTTAGCTTTAATGTTGGTCTGGGAACACTACAGCGCAGCACCCTCCGTCAGAAGGTTATTCGGGGCGAAATGAAAGAAGCGGCAGAAGAATTTTTAAAATACACGCTTGCTGGGGGTAAAATACTAAAAGGCTTAGTAACCCGCAGAAACGATGAACGGGCTTTATTTTTAGGGTAAACCCTTATGTTACAAAAATTACAGTTCAAACCTGGCGTCAATCGTGACCAAACCAATTACACCAATGAAGGTGGATGGTTTGAGTGCGACAAAATTCGTTTTAGGTCTGGACAGCCACAAAAAATAGGTGGTTGGCTGCGTTATGGCACTTACACTTTACTCGGTATTTGCCGTCAAATGTTTACTTGGGTTACTACTAGTAGCGATAACATTATGGCTATTGGTACAAATAAAAAACTTTACTTAGACGCTGGTGCTAACCTTTACGACATTACCCCATTACAACACACGTCTACTACTCTAGGTGCAGCGGCTGGTCCATTTACAGCTACTAGTGGTTCTTCTACCCTAACTGTTTCATACTCAACTGATACTGCATATACTCCAGAAGTAGGCAATTATGTAACTTTCTCAGGGGCTACCAGCCTTGGCGGTAATATCACGGCAGCTGTGCTTAACGCTGCTTTTGGGTATGAAATCCTAACAGTAAATTCTGGTGCATTTACCTATACTATCTCTGTTAGCGCAACGGCTAATGCATCAGATACTGCTAATGGTGGTGCTACAGTTACTGCTAAATATGATATTGACATTGGTCCAGTAATTAATGTTATTGGTTATGGTTGGGGCGCTGGTGGTTGGGGTTCTGGTGGTTGGGGTCTAGGTACGACTGTTCCTGTAGTTATTAAACAAAGAGATTGGTTTTTTGATAACTTTGACAACGACTTGGTAGCTAATATTCGTGGTGGCGCCCCCTATTATTGGACTCTAGATGCAACTTATGCAAGTAGGGCTGTCCCGCTTTCTTCTATTTCGGGCGCATCCGACGTACCAACTGAAGTCACTCAGTTATTAGTATCTCAAGGCAGTAAACACTTATTGGCTTTTGGCGCTACACCCTACGGTGGAGGACTTTTTGACCCGCTATTAATACGTTGGTCTAGTCAAGATGACCCAGGAAACTTTACTCCATTAGTTACTAATTCAGCTGGATTTCTTCGGGTTTCTCGTGGCGACCAGATTATCAGAGCTATTCCAACTCGTCAGGAAATACTGGTTTATACCAATGGAACGCTTAATTCCCTGCAGTTTTTAGGCACGACAGATGTTTTTGGTCTTCAAGAACTCTCAGATAATATTTCTATTGCTGGACCGCGCTCTGTAGTTGCTGTTAGTAGTGCGGCTTACTGGATGGGTACAGATAAGTTTTATGTTTATTCTGGTCGTGTAGATACCTTACCTTGCACCCTTACAAACCACGTATTTGAAGATATTAACTACGATCAGATGAGTCAGATCGTTTGTGGTACAAATGAGCAATGGAATGAAATTTGGTGGTTCTACCCAACAGCTAATAGCTTAGTAAATAATGCTTACGTAATTTACAACCACTTTGAAAGAATTTGGTATTACGGCCTTATCAACCGTACCGCTTGGAACGATAGCTCATTAAGAGAACATCCTCAAGCGGTCAGTGGCGCTGAAGATGCGCAAGTTGTTTATAACCATGAATTAGGGGTAGATGACGACGCGTTACCTATGACGGCTTATATATCCTCTTCGGACTTTGATATTGGGGATGGTGAGCAGTTTACGTTAATTAAACGTATTATTCCTGATGTGTCGTTTGCTGGCTCTGATTTACTTCTTAATGTTAATCCTACGGCTGTATTTACTATGCGCCCAAGGAACTTTCCAGGTTCACCGTATGGGACTTCTCCTGCAAAAAATGTAATAACAACTAACGTTACTAACTATACCGACCAAGTATTTATGCGGGCTAGAGCACGTCAGATGGCTATGGAAATATCTTCAGCAGACCTAGGTGTTCAATGGCAGCTAGGTAGCCCTCGTTTAGATGGCAGACCCGATGGAAAACGCTAATGACAACTATTATTCAGTACAACGTAAGGGCACCATCCCTACCACTACCTACGACCGAATACGACAAGTCGCAACAGGATCAGTTTCAAAATGCTTTGCGTCTTTACTTTAACCGCCTTGACAATTTTTTAGCGCAACTTACAGATAATATGAGCGGAACCATCACAGACCCAACCTATGTTACTTTTCCACCTACTAACGTAGATGCTTTTAATCGCCTAGTCGTAGCGTCTCCCTATACGCTATTTGACAGCCAAAATCGTTTTGCTGCTGATAATCAGTTTGATACCAGCACGGCTACTGGGGGGTCTACTACCTACTTGCCTAATGAGTCTACGGTTCAGTTAAGCGTTACCACTAGCAATGGTTCTGAAGTGGTGCGCCAGTCATATCGAACAATGCCATACCAGCCAGGCAAGGGTCTTGGGTTGTTAGCTACGTTTACTATGAACGCTGGTAAAACAGGTTTACGTCAACGGGTAGGCTACTTTAATACTCAAAACGGGGTGTTTTTCCAGCAAAATGACACTACCCTAGCGTTTGTTTTGCGGTCTTATACCAGCGGTGCGGCTGTAGATACAACGATTACTCAAGCCAACTGGAACGGGGACAAGCTAGATGGTACTGGACTAAGCGGGCGTACTATTGATGTAACTAAGACTCAGATTCTAGCTATAGATTTTGAGTGGTTAGGGGTAGGAGATGTGCGGTGCGGGTTCTTTATTGACGGGCAGTTTGTTGTATGCCACACCATCCATAACGACAATGTACAGACTGCGGTATATATGACTACGGCTATTCTGCCTGTACGCTATGAGATTCGCAATACGGCTGGCACGGCTTCAAGTTCGTCTATGAAACAGATTTGCTCTACCGTGTACTCATCTGGGGGGTATGAACAGACTTCAGTAGAACACATAGCAACAATGACTAGCGCTACAACTGGGAGTTACATAACCACAACCTTTAAACCTTTGGTGTCTATTAGACTTGCTTCTTCTGCCTTGGGCGCTGTGGTTATTCCCTACAACGTAAATTTTTTACCAACAACTACAGACAATTATCAAGTAGGTTTATTTAAAAATGGAACTCTTACAGGAGCTTCTTATTCTGCCGTGACTTCTGATGCTAACGTTGAATTTGATATAGCTGCAACTGCTATAACAGGGGGTACTTTAGTATATGCTGAATTTTTAACATCTAGGTCTGGAAGGTCTGCTT